TATAGGATTTTTCTTCTTCATCCTTTTAACTATCCTAGACTTAGAAGTAAAAATATAAGGTTGAGCATGGTTTAGATCTACTGCACCAATAGATGCTTTTCTAGTGTGTCACAAAACTATCTTATATTTACCCCCAGGATTTTGATCTGCTTTAATAATGAATTTCTCATATCTAGCTTCTGGTCCCATTCCATACTTAAAAAAGTCTGGAGTAACAATTCCACATGAATCACCACCTCTATCATCATTTGCTGCACCAAGATAATTAAATCTATCCCAGTTAAATCTATTAGCATTATTACCTATAAAGGCAAATAACCCACAGGATAATACAGTATTATGTTTAGAGAATAATGTATGTAAAATTAATGCAATTATTATTATATTAAATACTAACATATATTTTTTCTAGTTTTTTAACTTCATATTTTTCATATACAGAATCGTCAAGCAGTCCTGTTATATTAGCATAATTAGCCTGAGCAAAAGTCAATCCTAAAGTAGATAATTTATTTAATGCCTCTTTAGAAATTGTATTTAAATATTTAGACATATCTTGAATTCTGTCCCATACCCATGGTAAATATTCATCATTAAGAAAATATCCTCCTAATGAACGACATTCAATTCCATAAGATTTACCTCTATATGAACCTAATCTACCATAGTAACGCATTCTAGTTCTATCTGAATGAATTTCTCGTGAAGGAACAGTTACAAACATATCAAATGCTTTTGCAATACATACATCTGCACGATTTTTAGGAAGCTCTTCCCAATCATACCCTAAATGAATATGAAATCCGGCTACCCTTTCCGAAATTCTAGACAAATCATCTGCTTCTGCAGTTTTTCCTCCTCTCCAAGCAAGCTTATAAGGATCACACCCAAATTCACGAGCCTCAGGAATTCTGAGATATCTGGGCATAAATCTAGCAGAATCAGCACATACAAGTTTAAGAGACTTAATCTCTACTCGTGAACGAATGTAGTCTTTAATAAATAATATATTACTAACAAATTCGTCTTTAGTTCTACTTGGTGGAATATTTCCTTCTATTAATAAATTATCTCTCTGTAGTGAAAATCCGGGCTTGATTTCCTCAGGTACTGTCTTAGTACCTGAGGTAAATCTTATAGCTGGAAATGCATTATCTTCACTAAATAGAAAGAATTCTGGATCTGATCCTACTGTTTCAAGTTTAAACATATACTATTTTCTCTATTGATTGGAAGTTTTACCTTTAATATGCCCATTCCATGATTCTTCCAGTGTTATTTTTCTTACTCTTGGACCAGCACTGGGGTAAGGAGGATATTCTTTATTGATGAGGGGTCTAGCGGCTCCCCTTCTAATTAAACTTTCTTCACTCATTGCTTCAGCAGTTTGGTCTTCAGGCTTTGGCTCTTTAAAATCTGTTATAATTTTAGGAGTACTAAATCTCTCTTTCTTATACCAACGAAATGAAAAATCATCTGCAGTTACTTTATAAGAACTATAATTCTCATCTATAATGGTATAGTCTACTTTTTTAGTAAGTTGACCAAAATCAGAAAGGGCTTTAATAGTTCTAAGCTCTTTATTCTTACTACCATAAGAAGCAACAAGCATATCTTCATATCCTTTCCTCCAATTTCCTGCCTTAAGAAACTTAATAGCATTAGCATGTAAGTTTTTTAACTTAGGTTCCTGATATACAGATCCATTTATATTGTCTGGACTACTGTTTAAATTCTTCACAATTTTGGATGAAGGCATAAAACCACCTTTATTATTAGGTTCAAAAATGCTATGATATCCAGAATAATTTCCTGCAAAACTTACCATGAGTAATAACTCAAAGAAAGTAGCCTCAGGAACAGCTTTCTTAACTGTAAAGAAGTTATCAATAAAGTTAGTATAATTAGTATGCCAACCATATCTAATTAAAGAATGGACAGCAAGTACTTCTTTAGAAGAAAGATTAGTAGAATCAACTTTTATTAGATATCCATCAAGATACTTAGTTTCAGGCTTTTTAACCTTAACTTCACCAAGCTCTAACTCAGAAATCATTGGAATATTACTATCATAATCATTAAACACCTGAAGTTCTACATCATGAGAATCACCATGCAATAAATCAAGATCATGTTCAAGAATTTTAACTGTAACTAATCCTAAACTATTATCAACTCCAATAATTTGGCCTTTTTTCATTGAAGTAGCAGTCCAATAGTAAAGATCTTCTCCTCTATCAGTACCTCTTACAAATATTTTATTGCCTTTTGTGATACTTTTCTCTATTGAAACAAGAAGATCCCTATAATTAGGATGCTTAGCATACTGAGCTATTTTATTCTTTGTTACTGTCTTTTCACTAAAAAGATCAGTTTCTTTAGGAATAAGATCATTTTCTTTAAATTCAGTAATAGGAAAGTTATTTTCTATTAATGTTTCAATCCAACTTTCATACACTTTATGATTTACAGTAAGGTCTATTTTTCTTACTACAGAAAAATAAGAGTTATTAACCCAATCTCTGATGCCTGAACAACATCCTGCTTTTTGGAAATAAGCCGAAAGATTATCAGAATCTTTTTCTGCTTTGTCTGCATTACATATAAAATACGAGGTATCTGACATTTTATTTATTTATTAATAGTTTATGTATTATATTTTTATAAATTTGTACTCCTTTATCTCCAAGAGCAGGGGCACTGTTAACTTCACAAATAATATAGGCAGGATCTGCCTTACTATTAGATTGGACTCTTACGTCTACTGCACCAATATCTAATCCTACTGCTCTCATAGCATTTATTGATGAACTAACCATACTACTCCAATTACTAGGGGTATCAAACAACTCGTGTTTTGGACTAACCCAATTACAATTTGAAGAGTTGAAGAACCAGCGTTCTTTACTTCCTTCTTTACGAAGCTTACGCCATGCCATAAAACATTCATTCTGAGTACAATGTAGTCTATACTCACGAGCAAAATTACAAAAATGTTCTAAAAATCTACCACTTCTAATAATGGAAATGTTATCTCTAAGCTCTTGCTCATTATTAACTAAGAACATACCATGTCCCTTAAATCCAACCACTCTTTTGGCTACAAGAGGATAGGGGAGATTAGGATAAGCATTGTCAGGAATATCTTTCAGTTCCCACCATTGAGCTTGAGGTATTTCAGTACTATATTTTGCAAAACAATCCTTCATCCTAAGTTTATCTCTAGAATTCAATATTGATTCAACAGTATTAACTTCTTTAATAGGATATACTCCATATGACTTAGGAAATGCCCTATTAGTAGGAGTCTGAGATCCTAGTCTTACTATACTTCTACCAGGAACTGAAATACTTCTCCGTAATGGAATAGCACTTGGATTTTTTGTTCTAATTTGTACTGATCTAACTCTTGGTAGCATATTTTTGTTTTCTTTCGTTCATATAAAATTCTGTCCAATCTCCACCCTCTACAATATTATTTCTGCCACGATAACTATCATTTATAAAATAAATATATGTAGGACCATGGGAAGTTTCAATAATTTTCTTATTATAGAAATTACGGGAGCTGTCTTCTCCACTATACCCTTCAAGCATATCTAATCTTGCTGCAGTATAAGAATCAACTTCATAAATTTCAATCTTAACTTTACCACCACTTTCATCTTCATATACTCCAGGAAATGCCGAGAGTGATATCATTGTATATCCATCCTCTGTCCATTCTTCTCCAAGATACTTAGAATCTTCAATTAAAGAATGATTGCCTAGATTCTTTCTTAAACTGCCATAAACTGCTACTAATATTTTTTCCATTATTCTGATATTATGTTTTTAACTGTTTCTATACTAAATATTGATTTCTTTTCTAATAGTCTTGGAATTATAACATCGGATACTTCATCAAATCCAAATTCTTCAGGATGATACTGCACTCCGGCAATAGGAAGATCAACATGGGCTATAACCTCAATTCCTCCCCAACTACAAGAAGGATGCTTTGCTATAACTCTAATCTCACTAGATAAAGTTTCTTCTTTAATCACTTGATGATGTAAAGAATTAACCTTAAACTTATCTTTACCATAATTAAGATTAAGAATAGAAGCGGCCTCTCTATCAAATTCTAATGGATGAACTCGTTCCATTCTTTTTTCAGGACTATTAGTTTCATGATACATATCCTGATACAGTTGGGCTCCAAAATGTACGGCTATTGCTTGCATACCACGACAAATACCAAATATAGGAGTTCCTTGAGATATATACTCAGGAAGAAAGTTTCTATCAAAACTTTCACGATATGGACAAGACTTCTGTAAATATAAATCAGGTATTGCTCCATAAGTTAATGGATTAATGTCTGGGCCACCGGGTAATACTATTAGATCAAATTCTTGTATTTCTGACCAAGGCATAATAGTAACTATCTCACCATATTCCTTAAAAAAGTTTAAATAGGGTATAGTTACCCCAAATGAATTTTCACCGACTTTCCAGCCGACAATTCCAATTTTTCTTTTCATAATCAATGTTTAGTTTGGATTTATTAATTGTAAAAATGTTGTTTCTGCTTGTTCTTTACCTTTATTTTTAACAATATCACTAAAGTCCTTAGAGTCTTCAAAAGGACTGCAAATACATTCTATTCCATATTTATCAACATAGACTTCACTAAGTTCTTTACCAGTACTATCATTATCAAAGAATCCAATTATTCTTTTAAATCTTTTCATGTACTCTTCCATAACAGTATCCTTTATAACTATTCTTTCATTTTGAATAGCTATGCTAGCAACTGCCATAACTTCATATAAAGACATAACATCCTTAAGAGATTTAGTAATAATTAGAATATTACTTTTTTTAGGTAACAATCTGTAACCTTGGTGAGCACCTTTAGGATGATTACTTATCCACTTCCTATCCTTACTATAAGGTTGATATATTTTATAAGTAATACTTTCATCTTTTAATTCAATGTAAGCATAGCAGTACTTATCTGCTGTGAATATGTGACCATTTATAAAAAAGTATGTTAGTGGTTGTATCCAGAATTTCTTTAATGTAGGTTGAGATATTCCAAAGTTAGCCCAAAATTGTAAATCATATTTCTTCCAAAGTCTAGGAAGAATTTGAATAAAACTTCTTTGCTTAGCTTTGATATCTTCTGTAGCAATTCCTTTAATAAATGTATTAGGACTAAATCCAGTTATTATTGTACCTTTAGGAATATTATCAATAAATTCATTTTGTAGACTGAAGTCACGCACTACTTGCTGTAATGCCTGTACATATCCTAATCCTAATAGTCTCCTAATAAAAGCAATACAATCACCGCTGTCACCAGTACCAAAATCTTTGTAAAATAGTTTATTATGTTCATCAGATTTAAATACAGTAAAACTAGGACTACGATCTGTTCTCAAAGGACTATTAAACACAGTATGAAGTTCAAAATCTTTAATATAATAATCAAAAACATCGAATTCAGTAATAAATTTAAATAGATTTTCTTCTGTAAGATCCTTTTTATTTAAGTTTATCATTAAGTTTATATTTTCTATAGTGTGCATTTAATTTCTCCCAATAGTTTTGACCTGTAGAAGTAGTTGCCCACCTCATTGTTCTATCTATTGGAAACTCATCCTTAAGATATTCATAATCTATATAATATTCTATTTTTTCTGGACTTATTTCATTAGAGGGTAATCTTCTACCACTTCCATAATCTTTTTTAAAATTATCCAGAGCTTTATGATAGTTTAAAAATTTTCTAAAGTTGGGCATGTTAATATTTATTATTATGTAATGGTTTTACTTCGTAAATATAGTCATTAAAAGAGTTATATAACTTTTCCCAGTGGTATCCTCCTTCAGAAGTTAGTGACCAAGTAAATGCGCTTATATGGTTGCTTCCATATATTTCTTTATCGTCTATATAAGTATCTACAGCTATACTTCTTTTATAAGGACCATTATGGATATTATAATTAACTATAAATGCTTCTAGATTCCCTGTATAAGTTAAAAACTCTCTAAAGGTCATTTTTTTCTTCATATATTTTAATTTAATAAATAAAGGGGACGAGCCAAAGCCCAATCCCCTTTACCACCCTAACTAACCATGAAAAAGTATATATTTAATTATCGTCTGATAGCCATGATGGAGCTTCTCCTCCGTCCTCTGTAGCTGCCATACTAGTCTCAATTTCATCTTTAATATCCTCCTCAGCTTTTGGCTGTGGACGTGTTAATTGATCATATCTAATATCAGTAGTAAGCATAGTCTTTGGATATAATTCTACATTCTCAAGGAATCTACCAAAGGGTTTGAATCCAAGATATTGACTAGGCTTTTTAGTTGTACCATATGTAACAACCACATTAAATGGGGTTTTTTGTAATACTGGTGCTATAAGTTTCATAACTCCATCTAAAGCTGCTTTAGGTGATTCAAATGCAGGAAATACATAATCATTTCCAAGTACACCCTTAGCCAAACGGATTAAACGCTGGCCCTGATACTTCTTCCATCCAGAGGCATTCTCATCATCTTGATAATAGTATCCTTCATTTACTTCACCCTTGCTATCTTTTGCGTATAGTTTATAATCAGGAGAATTATCTTTATCTTCTGGGCCTTTAAGTTCAATCCTCAAAGCTACATTATTAACTATTCCTGTACTACCGTCATTAAATATACGTACATCATTTGCACCAAAATCTTCTGGTTTGTTTAAATCAATCATTTTATATATATAGTTTAAAATTATTCGTCTTCATTATATTTATCTATCAATTCTGCTACTAGACCTAAATCGTTAGGTATCTTTATATCTTTAAACATACCTACTGGAGATTTAGCTGGGTATTCATTTGTTCTATTTGTAATAAATAAATACTCACCTTTTTCAGCCTTACTATCCCAATTAACTTTAGTATATAGTACTACTAAAAACAATCCCTCCAGGTCAATGATATTATCCATCATTTTACCTATTGTCTTAATCTTTCTAACAGTCTCAAAATCTTTCTGAATTTCATCAGCATGAGTTAGTACAAATACTTTAATATCTTCACGTAGCTTTCTAGCTATATTGAATGTATCAAAGGCATGTTTACCAATCTCATTAAATTTATCCCAATCTTTTCGTAATGCTTTCTCCATAAACTCAAAAGACATTAGATATTGTGCATCGTCAATAATTATATTTATAATTTCTGTACGACTATCATTTATATATCTAAGGGCTTTTATTATATGTTCTGCTCTACTTTCAACTAAAAAATTACCAGTAGTACCTTCAAATGGAGTATAAAATTTCTTCCATCCTCTAAATGGTAATGGTTTACCAGCAATATTAATTATTATAGTTTTCTTGGGATCTAATCCTCTTATCCCAAGCTCCTCATTAGCATGAATACCAGTAGACTTACCAGTACCTTGTGCTCCAACAACTCCAATTAATTGACTCATTTATTCTCTCCTATAATTTTTTATTTTGATTTATTTATTAAGTTTTTTATATATCCATAATCTTCTGGTCCTAATGCCTTAGGTAACTCAGAAAAGAATGAGCTCTGCCCTAAAAAGAATAATTGTATAGCAGCATTAGATTCACCATTTCTATTTAAATTAATTACAAATTCTCTATGATTATCACCTATTTGTGTTAAGTCAAGTCCGTTATATTTCTCTAAATTATACCTAGTAGGATTAAACAAACTAATCATTAAATCTACATCTCTAGCAGTATATTTATTATCAGCTAAACCTTCTTGATCTGGTTTAATTTTCTCTAGCACTGTATCTCCCTTATAATTATATTGTGCACGGGAAGAATCTGCTGATTGCTGCTGTACAATAACAGGTATATAACTCCATTTATCTCTCATTTGGAGACAAAACTCTGAACTAAACTGTCCTATAGATTGATGTAATGTTTTATCCTTTTCAGGCTGTAGTAAACTAATATGATCCACAATTACAATAACATATTCATCAGGATTACGGGCTATATATTGCCCTTTAACTTCCTTCTTAGTATATGTACCGTCCTTATTTTGCCAATCAATAAGTTTTTTCTCATAATAACCAACATCAGGATGTTCAGCATAGTCTTTAATTACTTTATAGATACCATAAGGATTTCTTATACTATCATAAAATGTAACCATACTTTCAAACTTATAGAACCATTCTTGGAATTCAACTGAAGAAATAATTTCCTCAACTTGGTCATCTAATATATACCCACCAAATACTGAACCTAATTTCTGAGGAGAGATAACTACATTATAATCTTTAAACAGCTTATAACACATTGCTGCTTTAATTTTGGAATTAATAGATACCTCTAATGAGAAGTAAAAGATCTTGGGAATGATATTAGAATCAGGGTTAGCTATCTTCCATTCTATAGGTTGATAGACATATAAAAAATCTGCCAGCATTGTTTTTCCTGCTTTAGGACTAGCAGATACTAAATTATATCTAGCCTTCTCAATACCAGGTAATACTGTAGACAATCGTGGGAGACTCCAAGGAATAGCAATTTTATCTCCTTTTAGTCTTTTCTGCTTATTATCTTTTAATGTATTTAAAACTCTGTTAAACGCTGACACTCAACCTCCTCCTTTAATACAAAGATACAAAAAATTTATGAACTATCCAAATTTTATCTATAATTGTTTTATGTGTGATGTATTATCAGGTTGATCTGGAATATTTATCCAATCTTCCCATTTACCTTGTCGTAACCAAGCTTGCATATTATTCATATATTGTAAACTTCCGTCTTTATTTCTATGAGCTACTTCTTTACGTAAAGCTTCAATAACTTCACGTTGTCTTCCTACACCTTTACCTACATGCTTCATCCACAATCCTTTAGCTATCTGAGCAGATTTAGCTTGAATAGAACTTGGAGATGTAGGTCTAAATCCTCCTAATCCATTAGGTACTCTTGTAGGAAACAACTCTAAAAATTCTTGAAATAAATCCTCTTGATCAAATAATCTGGTTGCTTTCTCTGTAAATTCTAATTCAAGAGCAGTTCCTGTATACTCTTCACTACTTGTAGAAGTGATCCAATGTTTTTCAACTAATCGTTTAATAATACGATCACTACTAGAGAATGGAAAAGGTGAGGGACCTCCTTCACCTAATCCATGCATTTTAAGAAGAGTTAAATACTCATTTACATTGAGATCTAAATTCTTCAAAAGTTTTAGATCTATCACTATAGTATCCATATTTCGTTCTCCTTTCTTCTAATTCATAATCAATCTCTATTATGGATGCAACTTTATTCTTATCTTTATTAAGTTTTTTCATTATTCAAAAGTCATTGTAGATTCATATTGCAAATTGGAAATAAAATCATCAAAGTTACAGTCAAGTAATTGCTCAACTATATCTCTCTTATAAGATTCACCATTAATATCAACAGTGTTCTCAGAATTAGCCTTACTCTTTCTACTTACAAAGTTAGCAAGAATATGCTCTCTTGGGGATTCAATACCTATTGTACTCATAAATTCAGGTAAAGGCAAAACATCATATAGATAATTGTCTGTAAATCCTGTAGGTACAACATGCATTTCTAGTACTTTCTCCCTAGTATTATAGGGAATGTAAACTGCTTTCTCTCCTAATATTACTTCCGCTATTGGAAATGTATGAGGATCAATAGCATCAACATTAATTCCTGCTTTTAAAGCAATCTTCAATAAAAAGAATAATTCTTCTTTACTGTAAACTACAGTAGTAAATAGTCTTTGTAAGTTTTGCATTCTGTCAGTTTTAGTGTATCTTTTTGAATATTTATTAATTTTTGTGTGTAAACTATCGTGTATATCTGATAATATACGAATATCTGAAGGATCATTAGTAATGTGGACATCAAAATCATTATATTCAAGTTCTTCTTCTGGTTGTTCTTCTTCTTTAACTGGAATATCAAAATGCTTTTGATATTCTTTCATTACTTCATCTATATTCATTGTTTTATACACATTATAATCTGGAATAGTATTAGAAGATATTGTTGTACCTTTAACTATTTTATCATCTGTACTTATTGGATCAGTACCATATATATATGGCATTTGAGGGGTGTGTTGTATTTGCATATTCCATGTACTCTCATACCATACTCCTGAATTTTGATGAATTCCACTAGTTGTTTTCTTCTTTGACATTTTTTATAGTTGTTTGATAAATATATTCATTATTGAATCCAGCCAATGAAGTTTCAAGATAAGTTTCATCTTGAGTTCCTCTTACATATAAAATATATTGTATAGGTTCCTTACCTAAATATATCCTACCACTACGCTGTACAAATGTTCTACTATTATTATCTAACTGTATAATCATTCCTACATCTATATTATGTAAATTTATACCTTCTCTTAACATACCAACAGCATACAATTGATTTATTTTACCCTCATTAAAGGCTGTTAGGACCTCTGTATTGGTTTTAGTGCTTTGAGCACTATAAACTATGTCTTTACCTCCTAACTCCTTACACTGCTCAACTGAGCCAGTAAAACAAACGAATCTCTTGCCATCAATAGTAGCTATTAATTCTTTAGCCACATTTGTTTTAACAGAAGCTAAAAATCTCTTTCTTTCACTTCCAATCCTGAGCCAATTAGTTTTAGCCCATTCAGTCATTATTGACAAATAAAATTCTCTCTTTCTCTCCATATCATCTGTAAGCATTCTGTATTTCTGTAATGCTGTACATCTTACTCTTAATCCTACATGTTTATGTGCTGCTAAATGCTTATGTCTGTCTTCAAACTCGCAAGTAACAGTTTTACGTAAGTCTTTACGTCCTTTATTAATTGTATAAATATAATCAATTATGAAATCATCCAAATCTATAGAAATTAAAAACACTTTAGGCTGTGGTAGTATACCACCTTCTATAGCTCTTGATAATGATATATGAAATTCGTGATATAATTCAAATCTAGCAGTTAAATATTCTTTCTCATTACTATTTACAGTAGCAGATAACAGTATTGCCTTAGGTATGTTGATAGAATTGATGACAGCCCATCTCTTTTCACCAAACATATGATGACACTCATCAAATACCCAATTAATACCATTATCTGCATACTTGTGAATAGATTGATAACAGAATATATTAACCCTATCTAAATTCTTCTCGTATCCAAACTTTATGAATTCTTGTCTCCACTGCTCTATATGTGTAGTCTCTGCTACACATATATTCCATCTGCCTCCATATTTATCTATAATCCGTAAAGCTGCAGGGGTTTTACCAACTCTGGTAGCCCATGTTAATAGCAGATAATTATGTTTTATTGACAATTCTTCAGCTCTACTTTGTATCTCATTTCTAGTCAAATCCTCGTCTTTCTATATCTATACTTTCAGAATAATACCCATTAGATGTTCCATACCATTTAATAGTAACATATCCTTTAATAGTTGCAAACCTATAAAAAGTCCATGTAAATGAATTCTCATAACCATAAGAATCTTTACCCATCTTATCTTCTGAATTAGTTGATTCTTCAGCCTGTAAAATAGGAGAATTAACAAGATCTTGAAAATCTCCTTCAATATCATCTACTATTACTGATTCACAACAATCTTGTGAATGAAACATTTCATAGAATTTATCATCATCTAAATAAAATCTAATCATATCTTCCTCATCAGATAGCTCTACTTTGGTAAATAATTTACCTACAAGTTCACTTATATCTTGTACTCTATTACTATATCCCATAGTTTTTTATATTATTCAAGTTCAAATTCTTTAATAAATTTTACTGAAGTTGTCATTTGATTAGCATATGTAATTAGTGCTTGAATAGGACTAAGTTTATTACTATTAAATACATAATTAACAATATGCTTATTTTTATTAAGTCGGCCCGATGCTATATCTCTGCCTATCTTTTTACAGAAATTATCATTATGGCTACAAAGGGATGCAGAAATACACAGATGATTCTTACTTGTTCTTATTGCAGCTAATGTAAATTTACGGAGATCCCAGGTTCCACCATGTACAAAAAATATTTGATCTCTCATGATTTTTTATTGTTAAATTTAGCTAATATTATCTTATACTGGGCCCCTTCAAAGAATTTACGTAATTTTCTTCTGTCTTTCCACCTAAGTTTAAGGTTTGGTTGATTATAAACATACATCTTGCCTGTAGTTTGTATAAATTCCAAACGTGTTGGACGATGTATATATAATGTAGAATTACTAAAATCCCACTCTTTTTCATCTGCAATTAGCAGATTTATTAATGCGTCTTTAACTTTAGGATGTATCATTATTCTTCTATTTTATTATTAGATAGATCAA